CTTTGAGGCCTGATTATATGAAGGCACAAAACCGTTAAGAGCTTTACCTGCTGCATAAACTGCCTCAGGATCAGGGCCAAGGTCTAGACTATACTTGTCTCCTTTCTTAACGAATTCAATGAGCGCATGGAATGCAGGATGGTGTTTACAATTCTCAAGAATCATGATCCACCGAAGCGTCTCCATACGTGGGCCCCACTTCGCTGGACTATGCATGCGCTCGGGATACACCAGAGCATTCAGAGCCAGAATGGTCGGGTACGCACCATCTGTTCCCAATTCAGCAGGACAAAAGAACCGCTGCAGATAGTGGTAGTTTGTTAGGCTTACATCTTGCTTTTCAGGATTGACTTCATACCCTAACATAGCAAAAGCCTCACTGAGGTACTGTACAAGCTGATCATTACCGACAGCTACTGAGTCGTCACCATCATCCTGATGTTGGTGTGGCTGCCCTTGCAAGATCATTGCTAAGAAATGTCCACAGGTGTTATCCACGGTCTCTTTCAAATTGGTAAAAGACTCTCCGGAGGCTGTCCCGTGTGAGCCCGGATCCCAGGCACGAAGGTATTCCACCATTATCGGAGCCGTGACTCCGGCAAAGAGAATTTTGTGGTACAAATCCCAATAATTGCGTTGAAAGAAGTTACGGGTACACAGATAGAACAACTCTGTCTGGTCAGGTCCCGTCGATTGATCCATGCCGGTGAAATCGATCGAGACAAACACTTCTTTACCGTCTTTCTTGACCAGCGGAAATTCCTCCACATCTTCAAAACCTTCCCAAGCAGCATATTCAGGCTTCTTGAGACTCCTGATGTAGTCGAAGAGTGGATAGAAGAAACGCTTCTGAACCATCTCCAGAGCGTATGAAATCTCGAAAATGAAACGGGTGCCTCCGCTTTTCTTCTCGCGATTAATCCTTTGGGTGCGTTCCGCTAATACAAATGGGTCGTTGAGTGGTGCTTCCGGCACTTGCGCATGCCGTTTCGCGCGTTCTATGACTTCTGGATCACGTTTATTCCCGTATGAAGCAACACCGCTACGCTTGTAAGTTGCCTCCATGTCCTCTAGAATTCTGCTCGAGGCAGAGTCCAGTGTCAATGGACGACGGTTGAGGGGCTTGTCTAACCCTAGGAATTTCTGGGTTTCAGCAATTGCTTGCTTAATCCTAGGGTCATCGAAGTCGATACGCTTCAACCTAGTCGTGTATTTAGGCAGTTCCTCTTTCATGACCTCCCAAGGAGGGTATCCTCCCCTTGGTCCGTACTTCTTGATTCTCGACAAGTCGTACTTAATGGTCTCAGGGTACTTAGTTTCATAAGAGGCCAATTCCTTTACCCATGCATCCAGAATCTGCTTAGGCTTTAGTCCCTCATTACGGTACAGCGGCGTCGGTGGCATCTTCGGCTTGCCGGTGTGCAAATCTTCAAAATGCTGAGGAGCCTGCGTGGCTAAGTCATCCCACGGGTCAGCTGCTACAGTATGAATTTGTGCGCCCATAATGGTACCCACTGTGTACTTTTCCATTCAGACTCATTCCGAATTAGGTTCCGGAACTTCAATCACTGAGTATTCAAC